AACAACAACCCAATGAAGAATGCAGCGAATATAAGAATTATAGTCTCTTTTGAAATTTTATCAAGAATATCAGTTGACTGAATCTGAGAGCGGAAAACACGGGCGCCGGGATCATAATACGAGCGTGCGTCGTGTTGTTGATGCTGCTCCTCGGCCTCGACCTCGTCCACGAGCTGGTCCTGTCGTGGGTCGTCGCTCGTCTCGGTCACTGGAAACATCGGTCTCGCCGGACTCGGATCGAACATCCGATCCATTACCTTCAGAGTCACTACTGTTTTTATCTTCAACTATGAAACCAACGAGGTTCCCCTCCTCGTCCGCATCACTCTCACTTGAGATATCCTCCGTGTCATATGATACCTCAGATGAACGAATCGAAGACTCGTCAGAGTCGTAATCCTCAGCGGCGTAGTCATCGTCACACACCTCCTGAGGCGTATAACGCTCAGGTGCCTTGACAGGACGACCGGAACGCGTACGGGTCACTGGCTTACTGTCCGTGACTTCTGGGGTCTGGAAAGTGTTCGCCGATGGCTTGTCCCGACCGAGTGACATCAGGCTCTGTATGCTCAGGGACTAAATCGTTTAAGTACTTTGGAAAGAAATACAAGCCATTCTTTTGTGCAAGTTCGAACAATGTCGTTTCGCCTTCGACGCCCATTTGAACGGCAATGGATTCCAGCGTCTCCTGGTGTTCGTGGTCGTCCGCGCGACGGATGAACAATGCGAGGTTACGAACATCCTCAATCGCTCGGTAAAGTCCCCCAGCTCTTTGTTCGAGACTTGCTTTTTGGTTTTCGAACTCCGACAGATGACTTTGTAGAAGCTCCCACGTTTGAGGGTCGAGACCCGAGTACGGATGTACCTCTCTGAGGAACCGATTCTTCTTGCCACCAAAAGTCGGGAATAAGATCACAAATAGACACATAAGTAGAATTATCCACAGCAACATTGCTGCGTAATTCCTCTACTATACTCGGAGAAAGAATATGTTCCCTTCCGACAAACTTTTGCTCCTTGCACTCGTCATCATGACACAACTGACATATACGTCCCCGTGTAATACCAAACCAGACATGATTTGATTTATGTACACCCTGGATTCTCTCACAGTACTTTGAATCCGTCTGGACGATTATTCGGTCGTTTCCTTTTCTAAGGACACGTCGAACGTTTGCCAGTTCTTGTCCTTTGAGATACTTGCGTATGAAACGTTCCAGAGGTGCACAAGTGATTTCGACATTTACAGACTCTTTGGACACTTCGTTCGTTCGGAGTGCAAAAAGCTTGAGAATTTCAGCTGAAGGGGTTGGGTCAAAAACGTTCCCGTCGAGAGAGCGCCATGGAACGTACGGACCGGAATCCACGGACCCACGGTCCCGCTTGTGTGACCAGAGCATCCGAAGTCCTGAGCCGCCGTAGACACTCGCGTCGATACGCTGACTCCATTCAGGGTCGTCTGGCACTTCAAGCAGAATACGAATCCGTAGAGCGAGCGCTTCAGACTTTGTTACGAAAACATCTGGCCAATGAATGTGAACCCCCGTTTTTACTTGTGTGTCCACGATTCGAGGTTCGGCACGCGCGATGATACATCGTCCTTTTTGGACCACGGAATGCATCGTCGCAGCGAGTTCGATGACAGCTTCGTCTGGAAGCGCCTCTGGTCCCTTGTAATCGAGATCGACGAAAAACTTGAAAACGTCCGTCTTTTGCTCCACCACATACAGCTTCTTGCCGAGGCGTACTGCGTGTACACATTCTACGTAAAACTCGTCAAGTTGTTCAAACGGAACTTGAAGAATTCCACCATCCATAAGGACGTGCGTCCCCGGGCCCTTGTCTGTGAGCCATTTCTCCATACTACGATATGCTATTCATTCTTTTAGTCTGTGGGTTAACCCAAGTCCGAAGGACTTGTGCGCCGCTGCGCGGCGAAGGAGGCGTGCTTTGCACTTTAGTCTGTGTCTGAATCGTGCGTTAAGCGACTCCAGAAATCCTTTATTTTTACAATGACATTTGGCTCCTCCTCAACTGGCTCTGCCTTCTTCACCTCCACCTCCACAGCCTCCGGCTCCTTCTTCTCTTCTTCAACGACGGGCGGAGAAGGAGACTCCGCCTCCTTCTTCTCCGGCTCCTCCTTCTTCACCTCCTCCTTTTTCATTTCGTAGATGATGTCGACGAGTGACATTGTTTTTGCGATATCGTCGGCATCACCGTAGCCTCGTGCCTGGACGAGCATCTCGGCAAACATACGCTTTGACTTTGTCATGTTCTAATGAATGTCAATATTTTCACACGTGTATTCTGACGCCGCAGTGACCTGGCAGTGTGGGGCAACGCCGAGGACAAGGGCTCGCTGCGCGACCCCTTGGACTTTTTTAACCCCGGAAATAAAAGTTTGTACGTTGGGTCGAGGAAAGAGCTGTATGAAAATCTGGGTTTGTGATGACGTGCGTACGTATCATGTCCCATAGGTTTTCACGAGCTGTGATTCCTTCGAGAGTGTCAAACTCCACCTTGTCGTTTTCGTCATAGTTTTTACGAAAATACGTTTGGCGATTCTCCATCTTGGATTTCTCCTCGTTGAATCGCCGAACGATGTACATGTGTTCAACAGCCGTCATTGGCAAATCGATTACATAGACGTGGTAAATGCTGGTGACATCATCTTCGATGTCAGCTTCCGAATCCCCTGGACCCTTGTACTTGGTTGCAAACTGAAAATATGAGTAGGCGCCTCGTTTCAGATTAATTGTGCCTCGAGTTTCCTCCTCGAGTTCCCGAACGGCACACCGTAAGGGATTGATAACTTCACGACGTCGACATCCACCTGTGACGAATGTCCATTCCTGGTACCGGCGATCGTGAACAATAAGCATATACTGCTTATTGTTGATCGTCGTCACCGGAATCGCTATACTTTTGTGCCTCTCCCGACATGGCTGCTCTTGTGGGGAACTCATTCCCTCCTACTGTGTCGTTCGTAAAAAAATTCATCAACTTTCCCCCACCTCCTCGTGATGGTTCATATGTAATCAAAAACAAAAGTCCAATTACGAGGAGCCACTTCCAGATTTGCATCTTTAGTTTTACCAAACTTAAAATTTCCCTGCCGTACTGCCCGTGACAACAAGTCGCGAAGCGACTTGGGATTTAATTTACAGGCTGAGCAAGCGGGGTCCCAGTTTCAGCCTTGGCTGAAAAGGTGTGCGCGAAAGGGTTGTTATTGAGCACTTTGGATGCCAAACCCAGTCCCGCGTTGTTTGCTGATGAGCGGAAATCCTTCTGACCCTTGAACACATTCAGACGGTCATACTGGTTTGGCAGGTAACGAGACCCACGGCTTGCGTCGGCTGGGCGAACTGGGAGAGCACCCGCCTCGAGGCGCGTGTTTGTGTTGGCACCTACGGCGCCTACGGGGTCGGCACGCACGTTCATGCGTCCACCATTGCCGGCACGATCGGGGTTGACACGATTCTTCGACCAGCGCATCGGGTCGTTGTATGCGGAACCGTACGCCTCTGCTATCATGTACTGTCCTGGACCCATTTCGAGTCCATCCTTGCGAGAACCAGTCTCCTGGCGGTTCGTCGTCCGACGGGTCTTCTGGAAATCCGGGCGACCCTCTGGTGCCGTGATGGCACCACCCTGTCCCTGTCCGCGCGTCTGCATAGGCAGGTAATCCGATGTCGTCTTGGATAGTTTGGCAGGGTGAGAAATGGCACCCATCGTTGTTCCGCCATTCTTGATAACGGGATTAGCTGGACCACCCCACGTACCTGAAAGAGTGGTCAGACGCTCCTCGTTCATGTTGTTGGGCAGAATGCGGAAAAACTGCTGGAAACCACCGGATGCTGGTGTGTCCGCTGACAGACCGAGACCGCGTCCGACGTACTTCTTGTCTGCTGGTGTTACATTGTTCATTTTGTTCGTAACTGGTTCACGGCTTCCATCCGTTTGGTACACGGGCTGACCGAACGGGAAACGAGCTCCGGACGGAGTAACGTCCGCGAAGCTCGGTTGAATCTCCTTTGGTGGAAGACGGAACCCGCCTGAGAACCCACGTCCTGTGTTTGGCTCGGTGTTCAATCGATCGAGTCCATTGTCCACGTTCTGGGGATAGTTGTACTGAATAAGATCAAACTTTGAAACCTGCTCTGGCATCGAAGGCATCACTGCCTGCTCTGCCTGATCCTCCTTGGCGTCGCTGAGTTTCTTTCCGGCAAAAACCAGACCGACAACGGCGGCAAGACTGAAGGGGTCCATCTATTACATAGTTGCTATTTTTTATCCAACGGTGGACTTTCCACCTGCGGTGCAAAGGACTTTACTTATCTGTGGGGTAACGCTTCGCGTAAGAAGCCGACTGGTACATTGCGTACGTGCTCGTCGGGTCCCATGTCAGAAACTTGTTCACTGGGTTTATAATGTAAAGATCTGGGAAGTCGTAGGGCTTGTCGGCGTAGTACTTGTTGTTACGGGTCGTCATCTGGGAACGCAGAGCGTCATCCGTCATGACCATAACCTCATAGTTCGTATTTTTGGGACCGAAGTACATTCCCTCCTCGACCATGAGGAGTCCGGGCTGAAGCA